CCGACATCCTATCGAGAAACCGAAGGCGGGCCCTTATGGGCTTGGAGGTTCTATGGCTATCCTTAATGAGACGATCACGAGAACCGCAAGGATCTCTACGACGTCTACTGACTGGACAGGTAGCTCCGCTACTAGCGGGACGAATCTGTCTTGGGTGGATTCCCGAACTGGCTCTTCTGTGCCAGATTGGGATTGGAAGATTAGGCACCTACAAAGCGCCTCATCTGACTACACTCGTACTCGTGTCGCTATAGCGACCTTTGGTCGGTTCTCCGCTACCGTGAGGTGGAAGGGGACCCCCACTGCCAACGATATTGCCAGTGAGAACCTAGTTTGGACCTTACATAATGGTCTACCTACGTTCGACGCTAAGGACCTCTCCCGGGTTGACAACATCGCCCTCGGCAACTTCTTAAAAAGCGCCAGCGAGGCCGTTTCCCCTTTTAAGGGAATGGTTTTCCTTGGTGAACTAAAGGAGACCTTAAAGATGTTGAAAAGGCCTGCCTCCGCGCTTCGTGATGGTTTCAGCACATACTTAAAACGTGCCCATCGCGCGCAAAGGAGGTACGGTAGGAGGATAGGGGCTAAGGTAGCCTCTGGTCTTTGGTTGGAGTACGCTCTTGGTTGGCAGCCTTTTCTTGGCAGCATTGAGCAGGCAGTTAATGCCTACGCTCAGTTCCAAGCAGCGGTGGAGACCTTCCGGGCCTTTGGAAAGGCTAAGTTGCCTCTTGGAGGAGGCTCTGTTACGGAAGAGTTTCTTCTTGCGCCAAACTACTTCTACGCCCTCAACACCGTCGCCACCACTTATAGTGGCGCGGTTGTTTATAAAGGCGTCTCCAAGAATGCCATCTCTGGCATCCAGGAAGATAGGGCGCAACGCGTGGCTCAGCTCTCAGGTTTTAGATTGGCGGAATTTGTTCCGACCATCTGGGAGCTTATCCCGTACTCCTTTGTTGCCGATTACTTTTCAAACATCGGCGACATCCTGAATGGCATGCACTCCCTTGCCAACGAATGGGTTTGGTACACTCGTTCACAGGACCTTCAGGCCACCCGCCGTGCGTACGTAAAGCTCAACCCTGCAAAAATTAAGCAGCTATTAGGGCCTAAGTACGTCGGTCATACCGAGAGTTCAACTCCGGCTGAGTGGATACGATCGGATTACCACCGATCTATACCTACTCTGACTTTGCCGGGGCTCGTCCTGGAGGTACCTCCACTAGGTTTTAAGTGGGGCACCTTGGCGGCTCTCATTGGCATGCGTATCAACGCATAAATAACAACCTTTTACGGAGATTCTCCGATGGCTTTCTCTCCTGGCTCGTCCGTTACGGGCGCAGCGATTACCGGTCTTACTACACCGGGATTCACGTTGGCCGCTGGTCAGGCACCGAATGCTGTTTCCAAACAGTATAACGTGACTGGACTTACTGGCACGCAAACTGGGGTGATTCCCCATGGGTTGAGCAGCCCCTTTACTGCCACGATGTTCGTTCCTTCGAATATCAAGGTGTTAGGGGTTCCGAACAGCAGTGGCGTTATCCGCAGTTTCCCGCGGAATCAATTCGATCTACTCGTGCGTAAGGGGATGATTCCCCTCGCCGGACAACCTTCTCAGGTTGCGTGGATCCGAATGATGGCCTCTGTGCCAGCTGGCTGTGATTTGGCGGACGCGAACTCCATTCGCTCTCTCATGTCCCTGTTCAGCGGGCTCGTCTGGGCTAACACCCAAGGCGTGTCTGACGTCCTGTTTAACGCAACCCTATGATCCGGCCTCGCGCTCGGGTTAAAAGCAAACCTGCTTCCTATACTAGGAGCTTTTCAACGTGGATTCCACTGATCTTTGGTTTACTTTGTACGACGACCTTAATGGCGATCTTCGCGGTCTTGATGCTGACATCTCAGTCGATTTCCAAAATCGAACGGTCGATGTTGGCAATATCGCCGCTTGTGACCCTAGAACCTTCGCAGCTGTATCCTTACTCCGATCCATCGTCAAGAAATTCCAAGACGAAATAGATCAGGATGCTGCCGATAAGGCCGCGTTCGATGCTTTTCATGAGGCGAATGCCTCATGCGAAGCGTGGAAGGGTGACGAGTCTGCGCTTGGCCCCTACGATGAAGTAATTGTAGGAGAGTTCAGGCACCAGCTTTGGGACTTCTTTACAGTTTCAGGGTATGGGCTCCTCTCGGAAGCTAGCATCCTTCCGGATGTTGACTTTGGGCCTGGAAGTAGTCCAGGGGCGGGTGACACGAGCTTCTTAGTGAAGCTCGGTCATTCTCCTTTGACGGCTGCTTCTCAACTACCGATCACGTTGTTCGATGGTTGGGTCCGGGATAATCCTCATCGAGTGGACGCAGAAATATCGCGTACATATTCGATGGGTAACCCGGTGGTCGTCGAAGCTGTAAAAATTACTCCAGTTCCGAAAACCGCTAAAATCTCGCGGCTTGTCAAACCGGAGCCCTCTCTGAACATGATGTTCCAGAAGGGGGTCGCTGCTGTGCTACGGAGGCGTTTACGTACCCATTTTGGGATCAACCTTGAAGATCAACCAGAAGTCAACAGACGACTGGCTCAACAGGGCTCCCGGGATGGAATGTATGGGACGCTCGACCTTAAGGCCGCTAGCGACTATATCTCGGTGCGGATGTTGAAGAAATTCCTCCCCCGAGACGCCTTTAACTGGCTGTATGCACTACGGTCAGCTAAGGCTTCTACTCCGGAAGGGGTCGTAGAGTTGCACATGATGTGCACTATGGGGAATGATTTTTGTTTCCCGCTACAGACGATCCTCTTTGCTTGTGCAGTAAGGGCTGTGTACCGATCTCTCGGGTTGCCCATACGGGACCGGAAGGTCATAACTTCGCTTCGCGAAGCTCCGGACGGTAAACTTGATCTCCATCGAGAGCAAGTGGACCCGAACTGGACGGTGTTCGGTGACGATATAATTGTCAGGCGCGAGGCTTTCGAGCCCCTGTGTCGACTCTTGCGTTACCTGGGCGGACGCCCAAACACCGACAAAAGCTTCAACGAGGGCCCTTTTCGGGAATCCTGTGGTGCCGATTATCTCAATGGCACCAACGTTCGCGGCGTCTATTGTACGACGCTAAAAACGATGCAGGATAGGTACTCTTTAATCAACAGCCTCACGGATTGGAGCGCGAGGACCTTAATCCGCTTACCGCGGACGATGGCCCTTCTGCTTTCATCGGTGGCTCGGGTCGAAGTTCCACCTTGGGAACAGCCCGATTCCGGAATCCGGATGCCGCTGATCTGCATCTCTACGCCCGACGTATATCGGTGCTATAAGCACTCAGATAATAGTCGGCCTGATTACTGGGGGTCGTATCTTTACAAGAGGTATGTTCCTCGGAATGAAGGTAGGGATGTAGGGTACTATGGCGATGAGCCAGAACACCCCGAGGCGCGGCGATTCCCGCAGACGTATTGGAATGCGTCAGCGGTGTTTCTCGCCGCCTTAAAGGGTTCCCTCAGGGGTGGTAGGTGTGTCTGTAGACTTTACGAGACACCCTATCGCAAGCGGCTCGGCGTAGCTCCGTGTTGGGACTACGCCGTGCCTGGGACAGTAACATCTCAGTACTGGCGGCAGTGGTTAGCTGTCGCGACGGGCTACTTTAGTAGGAGCTAATGTGCTCGAACCAAAATGAACCCTAGACATTGATGTCTGACCCCGGTG